GTATCAGGTCTATCCGCACCACGAACGTATATCCTAGCCCCGTTTATCAGGGTAATGTCTAGGTTGTTCACATGACTGCTCTGAATAACCTCTCTACCAAGGTCTAGCAACAAGTCCCAAATAATCTGTCTTGATTGTCCCATAGTGGGACTAACGTAAAGAACCGCAGAGCCTTGTGGACACTTGAGTCCTTCAATCAGTAGGGTAACTGCCGCCATACGTGACTTACCGCACCTACGCCCAGCAGCCACAACCTTGAACCTTGTTTGGTCTTTGAATACCTCTTGTTGCCAAGGAAGTAGAGAGAAATTCAGATCAGCCATATTTAGCCTCTACGTCTTCTGCATCAGGAATGGTATCTATCACAGTAGGCTCTTGTCCCAAACCAGTGATATTGATGGTTACGGCACTTCTCTGAGACTTGTCTTTTTCAAACATGCTAATAGGAAGAGTCCTATCAAGACACATCTTAAGTGCTACTAATTGATGGGGATGCTCATCATTAAGGGCTATCTCAATAACCTTCTGAGCCACATCCTTACCTCCAGACCTAATCATCAGCTCTTTAAGCTCCTTGAGACGTTGATGGTCTGTCTTAGGTAGTACAAGGGGTGGATTGTCAGCAAACCTCTGTATGGTCATCTTGACGCTCCCCTTGGGTCTTCCTCTTCCTCTTTTTTCCATTTTGTCCTCCTTGGAATGGATTAGTTCATTTTAGCTTTTTCAGAGGGATGGTGGCTCCACAAATATCTACCAACCCAACCTACCCCCTCCCCCCCCATACATCTCACCACCTAGGGTTTCTACCTAAGGGTTTCTACCTACTCGTTTACCCTATCAGGGTTTACCCTCATGGTTATCCTTACAGTACTGTCCTTCTGTACAGCATAGGGTTTTCCCTACTGTGTTTCTATCCAGTCACCCAAATGAGAATCGTTCGCATTTAAAGGTTATGCGTTTTTTGCATAAAGTGTGAAAGAGGGTGAAGCACCTTTTTAGGGTTACTTGATCTTATTGAGAATCATTTGCATTACCCTTCTAGGTGTTTACCCTCTACTAGTGTTTACCCTTATAGACAATCTTCATTGGGACTGTTAGTTGTCCTGCGATCTATATTTAAAGAACTCATTTCCATTTCAGGGCGAAACCCTTTGTTGTGGGCATACTGATAGAGTGCCAACACATTCTCAAAACCCCTGGACAAATTTCCATTTCCCGCTGCCAACAGAATCATTCTTTGAGGGTTTGACAATGTTCTTTGGAAATACTTTGTTGAAGGGTTTGAGGGTCTGCCCATTGTTTTTTCACCAATTAAATGAATTTAAATAATTGTAAACCATTGTTTTAAGGGTTTCTACTTATTTATTGGAAAGGCTCAGGAAGCCCCTTTTTAGCCCTTTAGAGCGCATCAAGCCGCTGCCCTTACTTACCCCTGAAAAAAAGTTATTCACACCACTAGTTGTAGTTGTCCACATTTTCACTCTTATATAAGACCAAAGCCTGTTAATAAGTGATACTGCATGGGGTATAGATATTAGGGTTTACCCTTAAGGGTTTAAAGTTGGGAAACATAGGGTTTGTACTGATAGTTTTCTTTTCTTTAGATGCTATTCTTACTGTACTTTCAATCGGAAAGTGATCTTAATAGGTGTCAACATGTGGATTAAACAAAACAAGCAAGCAAGCAACATTGTGGCTTTGTATAGCAACATCGTCACAAAAGAAGAAATATACGAAACGAAATGCGGCCAAAGTTTTACAAAGAACACTCACAAACTTTGTGAAAAGCCTTCTGACTTTTACACTCCCAAGGATTTTGGCCCTTGGGGTTTTTACGTTGGTAGCGCAGATGTTTGCAACACAAGCACAATCGGTAGTTATTGCTGCGACGGTGACGGCATTGTGTCCGTCAAATTGTCAACCGACGGTTTTATCCGTTTGTATGATCAAGGGACTTATGTCCGTCGTCTTAATTCCGACATTGACGAAGCAATGAAACAAGCGACACGCTATGTTCGTAGACATTACCGTGAAATTTATGAGCTTTGCATCGAGGACTTATCAGCATGAAAACAATCGACTCATCTTTGATTACTTGGGACATTTGGCAGGGCGATGACGACGACGGCTGGACAAAAACTTATTGTGCCGACGGAGAAGGGATTATTCAGGTTGTTGTTTACCCTGATCGCATTGAATTGCTTGATGAGCTTGAACTATGCAACACATGGACACCTGATTCTGACATTGACTTGATTTTAGAAGCGGCACAACATTACTTGCAGTCCGCATATTTTCACATTTTTAAAAGGCTTCAACATGAAAATCAATCTTAAAAACATCATTGAGGGTTTGACCCTTGAGCAGGCTAGAGAATGGAATGAGACAAGCGAAAAGTTCATTTACATCGATGACGCAGTTTTGTCAGCTTATGACATAGGACTAAACTCTTTAAGAGAACCAACTATGAACAGGGTATTAGATGAAATTGAAGGCGCATTTGAAATGATGCTTAAAAATTCTCCAGGCTTACAAAACACTCAAAAGGCTTCAACATGAAAAACTATCCAAACATTGAACAATCGGCATTTCGCAAAGGGGAATACGTCGGCTATTGTGAGGGCAGGGTCTATCTAATTGCAAAATTAGGTGGTGGTTATTGGAGGGCAATCAATCAATCTGACAGTGCAGACCAAATTTATGCGTTTGGTTTAGAAGCAATGTCCCTAAAACTGCAAGAAAAGGTGGCAGCATGAAAACAATAATTGTAGATCAAATCAGGGCTTATGTGCTCAATATTTACTTGCAAACAGGGAAACACGTGTTTATTTCAGACCTAATGAAGGAATTTAACACTAGCGCAGCTGCTGTACGTAATGCCCTTGGGTATGATGATTTTACGTTTGAGCAGGATAGCCGCTGGACAGGTTCAAATTATTCGGGCAAATATGTGCTTGCGCCATGTGTTGAACCCTCAAAATCTTATCTTGTCAAAATCATCAAATCATTGCAGTTGGAAATAATATGTTAAACAAATTTTTAGACTATTTGACGGCCATTGCAATCGGTCTATTGCTTTGCATTGGGGCTTTGCATTACTTTGATGTTTTGTTTGCTTAAACTTTAGACTGTTGACCCTTACTAGGGGTCAATGGCCTAGTGTTTTACTAGGGTTTCATAAACTTTTTGAATAGGCTTTGACCATGAAAATCACTTTAAAAACTTCAGTTCTTCGTGCCGCTTTGATCTGCGCAGCAAAAAAAGACCTTCGCTACTATTTGCAGGGCATTTGCATTTCAATCAATGGCCCTGACATTGCAATGGTTTACGGGACAGACGGACACGTTTTATTTGCAGGACAATGCCCGATTGAAGTTATCGATGCACCTGAAGCATATGGGTTTCAAATAATCATTCCGTCTGACACTATCAAGGCCATCGACAAGAAGGCAGAATTCATCGATCTGGAGACCATTGAAGGTGGTGCAAAGGATTATTATCTTTTGGGAAATGCCCGTTTTCAAGCCTTTGATGCACGTTATCCCGATATTTCCCGTGTTGTTCCTGCCCGTGATTCGTTCTCAGAATTGAAAATCAGTTACTTTGACCCTGAATTGCTTGTCAAAGGTAATGAAGCATTAGCCATTTATTACGGGACTAAAAAGGGAAATATTTTCCCATTGTCGCAACGTGGTGACAGTTCAGGGGCTATCCACAACAATCAAAATGATGCGGTGGTGGTGGTTATGCCAATGCGAAATGATCCAGGCACGTATCAAGGTTTAAACCCTGATTTTATGCAAGTGCAGCAAAAAGCCGCCTAATTTCAGACTGCAAACCCTTGTTTTAGGGGTTTGTGGCCTGCAATTCGCAGGGTTTCAAATAGGTGTCAACATGAAAACTACCGTAAACTTTTCAGAATTCCGTGATCTATTCCAACAAATTCGCCCTGATAACTTTTCATATCAAGGCCAAAAAATCCTTTTTAACTACTTTGAAGATTATGAAGAATCGGCTGGAGAAGAATTAGAATTAGATGTAATCGGATTATGTTGCGATTTTGCAGAATCGGATTATCAATCTATTGCAGCGGATTACTCTATTGAGTTAGACCCTGAAATGGATGAAGATTACCAAAAACAGCAAGTAATTGAGCACTTAGAAGGTGAAGGGGCTTATGTAGGCGATTCGATCAATGGCATCGTTTATCGTCAATTCTAAGGGGCTAAAAATGACACAAATTGAAGCACTCACACAATGCCTGGTTCTTGCTTTAACTGCACCCAATGACCAAAAAGCGCAACAAGCTGCGGAATTAGCGGAACAAATAGCCCACGGGTTAACCAAAAAACAAGTCAATCAATGCAAACAAGCTGCAATTAAAGAATGGGAGAGTTTGTGATCTATGCAATTGCAGCCCTAATCCTTAGAATTCTCTCAGGCAAAAAATGAAAGGTTTATTATGTCTTATTTGAAAAAATCATATTGTTTTAAAAACACACCCAATGGTAATTATATGCGGGTTTATTCTGGGCATATTAAAAAAGAAACTGCTATTAAAAATAGTTTCAGCCAAGTTAATTTGGTGATTATTGATGTAAGTGGAAGGGGAAGGGGAGAGAATAGAAGTTTTTATGCCCCTTATTTTCCTAGAATGCAATCATTTAACTAATAAACGCTAAACCCTCAGACCCGCACTAAAAAGCGGGGTTTTTTACGTCTATAAAAAGCCCTTGTTTAAGGCTCTAAGGGGCTTAACCCTTCCCACGCTATTCCTTAGTGCCTGAAAACGGCTTAAAAGGGGCTTCTAGTCGTTTCTTGGGGCATTCCCTCGCTTAGTTTGCGTATGGTTTCATTCAATGCTGACAGTTCATCCATTTTGTAGACGTTCCATAGTCTACGTTGACCATGTATCCCATTTAATGACCCACGATGACAATCTGCACATAATGGCATAGATGTAAACCATTGACCTTGGTTTATTTCATGGCACTCGCTGGGTGCTGATGCTTCACAGATAATGCAAGGCATACCCTTGATTCTAGCAATATGTAATCTCTCGCTTGCGGTGGGTTTAGCCTTGTTTTTGCTTTGCATTATTGGGTTGCTTTTTGCTCTATACGGGCTGAATATTGGGCGGTTCTCCAGCACTCAACCTTTGCTTGTGCGGCTGTCATAAGCCAACGATAGCGTTCTTCTATTTCAACGGCTGCCCTGATTCCCTCAAGTATTTCTACATATTCAGGATGAGCATAAGCAAATGTGTCTTGTTTTCCAAGCACTTCAGTCCCTGCAAGGCTTTTGAGTTGTGCGTGTTTTGATCGCCTGTATTCTTCTAAGTACATTCGATCAGATTTAGCCTTTGCGTAAAGTGGGGCTGTTTTTATGATGAACTCTATCGCAAGTGTAGGCTCGTTCATGTTCTTTCCCTGATTGCATCCATGTGAACATAGCCAGTTGAAGCATCCAAAATTTCGATTATTTCATTGCGTTCATGCTCTGCTACCAGTTTTGCAAAGTGTATAAGTATCTGTTGACAAGTATCAATTTCTTCATCAGCAAACCCTGCCTGTTTTGCCATGCGGATAATGCCTTCTATGGTCATACATCCTCCATTTTGTAGTTCAGTTTGTGATTCTGAAACCGCATGGCTGCTTCCATCTCTAATTCTTTGAATTGCTCGTCAGAGAAAAGCCCTATGACATTGCGTCCCTCAAACCAAATTTCCTCGATGTTCTCGTTGTAACTGGTTTCCCCATCGTATTCATACTGATAGACAATCGTTACCACTTCGCTGCCAGCACCTGCTGTGGTGTCAAATTCATACTTGTTTTCCATGATTCACTCCTGTTAAAAATTAAATGTTATTCCTGTTTTGAAATGTTTTGAATAGGGATAAACCCTTAGTCTCCGCAAAAACATGAAATTGCTTCCTCGTTTTGATCAAACATGTCAGTTTGTTCTGCAGCGTATTTGTACATTTGTGCATAAGTTGGTCTGTCAATGGCAAAGAATTTCCCATCGCCAGGGCATCTTTTGAATGCTTCTTCTTCTTGTTTTATCCACCACAATGCTCTTTCTGGCTTTTCTTGAATAAGGCTAAGAATCTGTGCTTTTGGTTTCAACATGCACAAATCACAATTCCCATGCATGGTTTTTCCATTGATATTTGGCAGGCCTAAATCGAAATCTTGTTGTTTCCAGAAATCGCTTACATCTTTAGATGAAATATTGTCCTGTGCCAATGGCAAAAATACAGTCTCATGCCCACCCTCTGGATTGGGATTCGCCCTAAATTTAACTACTCGTTTAGGTTCATCAGCACGAATCCCAATAAATGACTCCCATTCTTTCCAGCCAATAGACCTTAAATACCTGTGAAAAGTCCTAGTTTTTAGATTTGCAGAACAGTATCTAGCCCTTCCGTTTGGCAATGCATTGTCAAAATGTTTAATGATTTGCTCGAAAGGTTCACCATTTCTGCTGGCAGTTTGGTAATCAACTTGTTTAAAAGAGTGTTCACCATCAACTTCTATGTACTCCAGCCAAGAAATTGCAACATTCCATCTCTTAGAGCATTCATCTACAAATTTTAGGGTAGCTTCTTCTTCCTTGCCAGTATTGGCAAATATCACCTTTGCTTCATTTGGTAGGCTCATGTGGTGAGCCTGTAGCACTCGGTAAAGCATATAAGCAGAAGTCCTACCACCAGAAAAACTGATGCAAGTTGGACTTGATATTTCAAACGGGTTGCTCATTCCAAACACTCCTTAACGCAAATATCAACGCCTGGCAGACTTGAGTAAACCTTCGTAACGTGGATGTTTATGATCTGAGAGTCATCATGGTAAACAACCCCATTCATGCCATCTTCTACGCTCTTGAGGATATTACTTGCGTCAGGCTTCTTTGTTGGCTTCTCTGACCCGTTATCAATGGCTTCTAACCGCTTTTTTGTGCATGACTTGGGGATTGGCACTCGAATGTAGAGATAAAGGCTAACAGGGGTTTCCAATGGTTCAGAAGCACCCATTGCCTCGATTGCAGCATCTTTGATTAAAGTCTCATAGGTTCTTGTCTTCTCAGGGGTGTAGGTGGAAATAAAGTTTCCTCGCCTTGCATACCTTGCCCTTTGTTTGCCAACAGGGTTAGCGTCTACTTTAAAAGTCACCATAAAGGTCATTTTAGGATTCTCCAAGCGGTTGCTGCACACAAGGGGACTTGTCCATTTCCGAGGGCTTTAATTCTGTCCACCCTTGAGGCCATCCCATTAACCACTCTACCCACGTTGGGTTCAATTGCCCAGAAGTCTGACTCACACACATCTGCAAATTGACTTGTTTTCCAATCTCCATGCGTCTTTGAATCGATGGGTTGCTCAGATTTCCCCTGTCTTTGTAGTCCGCTACCTGTGGGGTTGGCCAATTCTTCTTCATTTCCAAGTTGACCGCATCTGATAGCTTCGCTCCAAACTTCACTCCCGTAGTCAAGCTCGTTCTGACAAATCTGTTGTTTGTGAGTTCGATCCCGTTTTGTTTTGGGTTCATCCAATCCGATGACGTTGGGGTTGGCCATTTGTCTATGCGTTGTTTTAATGCTTTCCTGCTGTTGCTCCCACCATCTAATCCTGTCGTGTTGGGCGTGTGGAAGCTGTCCACGCCATTTGGCGACAATCCATATCCTGTCCCTCTGATGTGGCGCTCCAACGTCCGCTGCTCCCAACACTCCCCATCTCGCATCAAACCCCATTGCGGCCAGGTCTCCGAGAACTCTTCCAAGTCCCCTAGAAGTGAGCATTGGTGAGTTCTCCACAAAGACGTATCGGGGTCGTACTTCGTGAATGATCCTCGCCATTTCTCGCCACATTCCAGAGGCTTCTCCATCAATTCCTGCTCCTTTTCCTGCTGCGGAAATGTCGGTGCATGGAAACCCGCCCGATACAACGTCAACAATTCCTCGCCAAGGTTCTCCTCTAAAGGTTTGAACGTCATCCCAAATCGGGAAAGGCGGGAGAAGCCCGTCATTTTGTCTGGCGCACAGTACGCT